TCGTTTATAACTTTTCATTATCGTTCTCCTAGTTTATTAATTTGCTGTAATATATCAACACCAATCATACCTGATTTTATTTTCAGTTTACGTTGTTTGTGTTCATTTTGAATCTGCTTTTCGTGTTCTATTTTAATTTTGTTAACTATGTCGAGATAGTCCCAAGAATCTTTATCGTGATCGTAGTCAGAATACATATATTACCTACATCAACTCAGGGAACATATCCCCAACATAAGTTCGTACTCTTGCTTCCACGAGTGCATCAATATCAATCAGGTTCTCTTTAGGTCGATGAATTCCATCACTCTCAACTGCATCTTTCGCTACTTGCAATAATTGTCGTTTGTTGAGACTAGTTACCGCATAAGGTCGTACTGTTCCCGATTGTACCGCACTTAGAATATAATCTGCCACATCGGTTATATCCATCGGTACTACGATCTTCGTATTGATTCGCTTAATTCCATCTTCATATAATTCAGCCCGCATAAAATGTTACTTCCTATAGTTGTTGTTCAAATTTAATAATTTCAGGCATTAGTGCCTTTTTCGTTTTTGCTGTTAATACAGTTCCATCTGGCTTATATGTAGCAGTCCATGAACTGCCACTTTTGACAATAGTCCAGTCTAATCTTGAAGTCTTCATAACAACTCTTCATTAGTTGTTTCAAGAGTGACAATATCACCAAAGTAAGATTCAAACGTTTGAACCAAATTAATGTAGTCACCACTCTTCATTTCACTTAAAATTGCATCAACATCATAACCTAATTGTTTGCCCAATGAGCCGGCTTTTCCAAGTAGAATGAATGCATTGCCGTCGGGTCCATCAAGATCAATTGTCATGTTTTGTTTTAACTGTCTTTGAATAATAGTCATAGTATTACCTAAATTGTTGCTAGTTGAGGTTTTGCTTCTAAGATAATATCACGAACCATTTCACGATCCATTGAATCACCATCAAATGGCAGCACAGTATTACGCGCTAGACGTATTCCTAATGCCAACAGAATATCGTCACGGGTTACACCGAAATCGTAGACTCCGCCAGGACCGTAAAAATCAAGAAGGTATGAGATAAATGTTTCAGTTTTATTAGTCATAATATTCTGCTCTTTAATTAACATATGTAACTATTATACAACGATAAGCCTTACTTGTCAATGAATTTTATGAAAATAATTGAATTTAATTTGCGAACACATCAGGCGATGCTGATATGATTGTAGCAGTATATGGGCCACTGCCCACTGAATCATTGATTCTTGCTACGGGTGGTTCATCACCAATGACATCACTGCTTGCAGATGTAATCACGCTAGTGTGACCACAATCTGCTGTAACAGTATCGCCTAGTCTTGCACAAGGCTTGTCATTGACAACAATAGTTGGCGAACCAGAGGTAATTGTACCTCCAGTCGTTATCGGGGTTTCATGCGCAGTACAAGTTCCATACGTGCGATCTCCTACTCTTGCTACACCCCTAGACATATTATGCGCCTGCCATTACGATACCAGAAGTTTTCTCGCTATACATCTTAGCAGTTTCTTCTTCTGTCTTGACGATACAAATAACACCATTAAGTCTCATTGTGTATTTTGCGTCCATTGACGAGGTAAACATGAATGGAGCCATTCCCATTCCACCATCATTTGCAATAAGCATAGTAGGCTTAGATAAAACTAATGTATCAGTAGTCTCTTTATCAAGACGTGCTACCATTTCTTCACCGCTGGCTAGTTTAATACTAATCACATCGCCGTCTCTGTAAGGTACTTCTATTAACATGCTTCACTTCCTTTAAGGTATTGTGCCAATTGATCATATCCGCCTATTACGGTTCCATCAATTACTATTTGTGGTACTGTTCGTGCCTGTGGTGCAATTTCTAATAATTGCTCACGAGTCACATCAACACCAATCTTTCTTTCAATAAACTCCATATGCTGAGTTTCAAGCAATATCTTCGCTTTAGTGCAATATGCACAATTATCTTTTGAATAAACTTCTACCATATTTTACCCTCCTTTTATTATAATGACATACCCGAAAAGGTATCTTTAGTAACGTCAGATGTTACACCACCAATGATGTATGACGATAGTTGCACTTCTTGTGGTGCGACCTGTACTTCTGCACCAGCAATCCATTTTTGTGTCCAAGGTAATGGGTTTGATTGTGATACCTTGTACGGACAAGATAAACCAACTGCTACCATACGCTTACAACCAATCCATTCTATATATTCACACAATAGTTGAGCATTTAACCCAATCATTGAACCATCTTTAAATAGATATTCTGCCCATTGCTTTTCTTGTTCAATTGCATCTACAAACATTTGAATACATTCTTCTTCTGTTTCTTTTGCGATTTTAATATAATCTGGGTCATCTTTTGGCAATATCTTTAATAATGATTGTGTGAACGCCAAATGTAGATTTTCATCACGTGCAATAAACTTGATAATTTTTGCATTACCTTCCATCTTTTTAAGTTCTGCAAACGCCCAACTACATGCAAACGAAACATAGAAGCGAACACCTTCTAGTATGTTTACACCCATTACTGCTTTGTATAACGCCTTCTTCAACTCGTACAAGTCAACAGTGATTTCTCTACCATTAACCTTATGTACGCCTTCACCTAGCAAATTGTACCAAGCGGCTTTGTCAATGAGAGCATCATAATTTACTGAAATAGCAGATGCGCAATCAACTATTTCTTTAATGTCTAAAATTTCATCAAATATAATAGAAGGATCAGAATATATATTACGAATAATATGTGTGTATGATTTACTATGAATCGTTTCGTTAAACGTCCAAGTTTGAATCCATGTTTCTAATTCTGGTAGACTAACGATAGACCCGAATGCTTCACTCGGTGCACGACCTTGTACACTATCTAAAAGTATTTGACGCTTTAGATTAGATGTGAATATATGCTGTTCGTTTGCAGTTAATTGCTTAAAATCATTAGAATCTTTCGTAACATCGACTTCATCAGGTATCCAGAAGAAACCCAATTGCTTCTCTGTTAATTTATCAAACTGCTTGTATTTTAGTATATCGTATCTCTGTAAACTTACTCTTCCTTCGGGATCAAGAAATGCCAATGATTTCGTGTGATCCGCTTTTTTTGTTATATTAAAAATGCTCATTTTTTTATTTATATTCCTTTACTTTATAAGACACAACTGTCGCAGTCTTCGCCGTCTAATTCTGTCAGGTCCGTTTGTGCTAACGGCTCTCCGTTCATTTTATTAATATCAATCTCACCTTGTCCATCATATGTATTAAAGTAGTAAAGATTTTTACCACCATACTTGTAGAACATAAGTAAGTGCTTCAACATAGTACTCATTGGAATCTTTTCATCTTCAAAGTAGATAGGATTATAACTGGTATTTACACTAATCGCTTGATCAATATATTTCTGTAATACTGCTACAATCTTTAAATAACCTTCTGGTGACTCTTGATCCCATAATAATTCATACTTATTCTTTAATCGGTGTATGCCCGGAACTACTTGCTTCAATACACCATCCTTTGATTGCTTGATACTTACCAAAGAACGAGGTGGTTCAATTCCATTTGTACTATTACTTATCTGCGCTGATGTCTCTGCTGGCATCAATGCCATTAATGTACTATTGCGTACACCTGTTTCTTTTATCTGTGTTCGCAACGCTTCCCAAGGCATACGCTCTTTATGCGCTACTAATTCATCTACATCTTTTTTACGACTATCAATTGGTAAAATACCATCACTATACTTAGTTTCATTGAATCCCGGACAATGTCCTTGTTCTACTGCTAAATCGGCAGATGCTTTGATCAAGTAGTATGACCATGCTTCTGTCCATTCATCAACTAATTCAAGATCAGGATTACTATAACTAGTATCGTTCTTTGCAAGCCAGTACGCGAAGTTAATAATACCAACACCAAGTGGGCGGCGCTTCTTTGTACCTAATTCTGCTGCTAGAACTGGATAATTCTGATAACTCAATAATGCATCAAGTCCTCTTACTGCTAATTCACAAGGCTTCTGAAAATCTTCTAATACCTTGATATTACCCCAATTCACTGCTGACAATGTACATGTAGCAACTTCACCATCACCCTTAAACAAATCTGTCATAGGAGAGGTAGGTAATGTAATCTCTGCACATAGGTTACTCATACGCACAGGTGCTAATTCTTGCTTGAATGAACTATGCTCATTTACATTATCTACATTCATCAAATAGATGCGACCCGTATTCTTTCGCTCGTGCATGAAAGTAGAAAACAATTCAATCGCAGGCATTGACTTCTTACGGATTTTTGTATTACGCTCTGCTTTTTCATACAACTCTTTAAATTTATCTTGATCTTCAAAGTATGCGTCATACAATCCAGGAACATCGCTAGGACTGAATAATGTAATATCACCACCAGAAATCAAACGCTCATACATAAGTTTATTGACTTGAACGCCAAAATCCAAATGCCTTACACGATTGTCCTCAGTTCCTTTATTGTTCTTTAACACCAGCATGTCTTCTATTTCAAGATGCCATAATGGATAGTACAATGTTGCTGCACCACCTCGTACACCACCCTGTGAACAACTTTTAACTGCTGATTGAAACATCTTGTAAAAAGGAATAACACCTGTATGTGCTGCATCACCATT